GCTGGATTATCCTGAGCAAAATAAGATATTCTACACATAAGACTACCAATTAGTCCGTCAATCTGGCCAGTAAATGGCATTCCAGAACAAACTGAATCAAGTAACTGTATAACTGTACCGTTTACACTGACCACTGGCGATGTTACATCATTGGCCAGTCCGTGCATTATGGTTATATCATCTTCACTGTAATTGCCTGATGCTTCCGCACAACGTATTAGTATGGAATAGACAGCACGAGTCATCTGAGACGAGAGTTTCTGGTCGTATGATTTGTAATCACCACCTACTATTCTGTCTGTGCCATGTTGTTCAACATGATTCATGAGCTCTTCCCATTCGGGACTTGCGCAATTTATACCTATTGCTGATTCACTAGTTAGAGGGTTTAAACTCATTATGTGAAAAACGGGTAAAAAATACATTCGCAACACTAGAGTGAAAGCCATTGGACATGCAAAGAACATTCTAGCCTTTTTGGCCGGCTGTACTTTCGCTTCATCCTTGATACATGCTTTGAAAACAGGGTGGTACTTAATTCCCTTCCTGTAACATTCTACAATTCGTGAACATTCAGCAGTTATCTCAGCAGTCGGTTGTAACGGTTTGGAAATACCTTCAGTTGGAGGAGCTTCCTCTAAGAACTTAGCTTTACTGCCTGAAAAGGGTAAACCGGGTGAGGTATTAACATTGATTCTCTCCATGATTTTGAAACCGTCTTTCCCAGAAACTGATTCAATTAAAGTAAGTGGTTTGCACCGCTTAGCAGCAATATCAGTCTCGTATAACGGTTTCAGTTGTGAAAATAAGTCTAATGACGATTTCTCAACTAGATGACCCGGGAAACCATAACAAGGTGTGGCGAAATTGGCCATAGTTATGTAATAAGGTTTCCAAGAGGGTTTAATCAATGGGGGACCATAGTTGTTCTCGAACCCAAAAAGTTCTACAACTTTATCTGAAATTGGGGTTTTCTCTACTGATGAATTCAGTGTTACACAGTAATTAGAACTGCCCAACACATCGTATGATACTGGAGTTTCTATCCAATTTAGAAAAGATTTTGGGTTAATTTCAGTGGATGATATTATCTCTTTACCGTAAAGTGAGTCGGGTTGTATGCCCGGCCCAAAGTGACGTAAGTTGAATGGTAAAGACTCCAATTCTTTCCTGTATTTAATTAGTTCATCTCTTAGTAATAGTACACAGTAAGCTGTAGAGGTGTAACCTATCTTTCTGCTTCCGCAATGCAAACCTGCAATGCAGGGTGAGCTTGTTGATGAGATCCATGGGCTTCCACACATACCTTGTTCGGTTTGTAGATTTCCATTACCAATGATTTCATTTCCAAAGAATTGCCTACCATCATAATAAGAATGGTATTTTGGTTCTTGTGACTTTTCACCAACTTGGTTGATGAAATTTCCAGTGGCATCCCTGTGCAGTAAAGTAACCACACATTTTGATGGAGCTTGAACTGGGAACCACTTCGTTATATCTCTTTTATCTCCACTATTGTGAACGTAGAATAACCTTAAGTCATTGTCCCCAATTTGCCGTGAACCGACAATTGATACCATGCATCTCTTTATGCTAGACGGATTATCAACATTAGAAATTTTAATTTCCAAGTAGATATCCTTAAACGTTTCGTCGATATTCGTGATGAAAGTATGATTAGTCATCAGCAAGTAGTTAGAACTTATAAAAAGACCAGTTGTTGCACCAGTTCTAGTTGTAAAACCATTCGAACACTCATATGTTACGTGAACTACGTTCTTCTTCAAAGCTTCCAGTAATTGTTCTGGAGTCGCAGTAGGTATATCACCACCGGGTATTCTCACGGTTTGAGCTCTTAGCCATTGATTAGGCATGGATTCTCTAATCCCAACTTCCTCAATAGTTTTTGGAGCTAATAGTGACTCTTCTTCGACATCCTTAAAATAAAGGCTGGCTATGGTTTTTGCGGTTTTTAAGGCCACATAAGCACCAAAGACCCAACCTAGTTTTTCTAGAATCTTGGACACATAATTATCACGTATCATCTGAACAGTTGTACTCAACATACCCCTTTCCCTCTGAATCCTCGAAGCGAGTCTCCTTCGGTAACTGTAACATCTGTAAGCCGTTAAGCCACAGGAAAATAAACCTAGGGTTGTTAGTAAAGCACCTTTCTTGTAATCTTTATTTCTAATGGTCTTGTAAACACCAGCTAAGCTAAGCCCAGTGCTAAGTAAACCACCAGTTGTGATCAACACGTTATCAAACCTGTTATACCTCGGAGCATGACTGCCAATCCACTCGAAAATAATCGAGCGAGGCTGCCCATTACCATCAAATAACCAGCTTTCTGGAATCCAAGTCGTCACTCGAGCGAAAGGTGAGTTCCAAGCCCACCTCAGAGCCGCACAAGTGAT